CTTCTAATATATATATGTCACTTGTATTATAATAAATAACAATTTCTTCTGGTATTTCTTCTGGTATTTCTTCTGGTATTTCTTCTGGTATTTCTTCTGGTATTTCTTCTGGTATTTCTTCTGGTATTTCTTCTGGTATTTCTTCTGGTATGTAGATAGGAATGTGTGCGATTGATTCCAATGGAAGGTCAGTGATATCTGTTTCCATATTATATAATAAGGGTTGTTCTTCACGTATAATTATATTCAATATTTCTTCTAATTCTCTGATATTTTGTTGTATTTCTATATTACGATGTTCTTGATGTTCTTGTTGTTGTTCTTGGTGTTCTTGTTGATGTAAAAGAGGAGGTAATAGTTGTCTTGGAGGTGGTAATGGATTTACAGGTAATTCAAATATAGGTATATTAAATATAGGTGGTGTTGACAATGGAGACGGAGATGACGGAGATGACGGAGATGATGGAGATGGTAATATATAATTATTTATATAATGTTGTGTATCAATAACTAAACTTTTATTGATAAATTCGTTTATAGTTTTAGGATGTTGAGTATGTAGGTGTTCATATAAATTTTCTTCACAGTAATCTAATGTAATTTCAGTATATTCTTCAAGAAAAATAAAAGTTTGTTTATAAGGAAGGAGTTCATAAGCAGTAGGGGTATTCATATACGTTTCATATAAAATGTCTAGTAAATTATATCTTATATTTGGTAATAAAGATTTAATACAGTGATAAATAATTGCTTGTTTTCTAATTTTGTTAAGTTTCTTAATTCCTAATTGATGATTTTCTGTGTGGCAATCACCGTATTCGTGGCTTTGACAAATAGAATTACATTTATATTCAGGTATATATTTATGAACGAATAAATCATAATCGAATCTAAAACACCCATTTATTCCTTCAGAATTCCAATGACTATTATGGATACCGCCGATTTTAGTTCCTATTCTACTACATGCATAACATCTTTCAATATTATGATGTTTTAAAGCATTGCATTTTTCTGTTTTATATAAATGGATTTTACAAATTGGACATATACAGTACATATCATAATCTATTAATTTAGTAATATGTTTTAAAGCCATATCCAAAGTAATTTCTCTATTGTAATACAAATATTCACTCTCATCAAAATATTTGGTTGAATCATACTCTTCGTCATTATATACAATGTTTTCGAAATCATTTTCTTTAACTATATATCTATTAAAAATATTTGGATTAGCATTCTCAGAGGTTAGTTTACATAGTATACATTCACTTTCATATCTTGAAACTTCTATTCTGCAATGATAACAAAATGTCTTGCAACATTTTTCATTTTGGTGACATTGAACAATGAGATCACCTGTATTAGCAGATGATATTAGTTCATTCTCAATTAAAATAAGATAGTTACATATTTCAGAATATGTTGTAGTATAGTAAGTACAAGGGCATGTTATAATTGTATAACCAGGAAATGAAAATCTTTCAGAGTGTTCTATATACTGTTGTTGTTCAAAATCATCTAATATTTTGAGAATAGTTTGATGGTCAAATGTATTTTTAGTTCCTGCAGCAGTTAAACAATCATCAAAAGGGTATGGACAATATACATGAGAATTATGTTCATTTATAGGATGATTTGTATAATCTGTAACTATAGTATGTAAACATTTTACACAAATATAATGTACACCACAAGAACTTTTTATAATTGTATCATGTGTAATATTTTCTTGTTGAATGTCTATTAAATTGTGAATATTAATTTCAGTATCGAAATCTTTAAAGCATACGCAACAACACGTATCATTTTGGCCTTGTGAGTTTTGTACAAAAGACTCATTCATTATACCTGTACCCCTAATATCCATACTTATATCTGTATCTATGTTCATTATTATAGATACAATAAATAAAAAAAGAAGAAAATACATTGATTTATTTTTGTGTTTTAATATTAGCTTTGATTTTTTTTTCCAAAGTGAAAACCTTGTTACTCAAGATCGATTCGGCTATGTCTTCTGCTTTTTTCTCATCACAACGCAATTTTTCTGTTAATTTTTCTACAATAGCTGGTCGTTTAAATGATTGACTTACCTTTTTATCATATAGAACGATTTCGCCATCTTTAAGACTAATATTATCCATATTATTATTAGACATATAGTCAAAGATTTCTTTTTCAAGTTGGTCTAATATTTTTTTTTGTTCGCGTTGTTTCTTTCTGAATTCAGTGATCTCTTTATTCAACTCGATATATAATTTAAACTTTTCTTGAATATCCATCTTTATTGCTTTTAAGATAAAAAAATAAAGAATTTAGAACGTGAAGGTAATTTATACATATTATACATATTATACATATTATACATATTATACATATTATACATATTATACATATTTACTGCGTATTACGATATCTGTATATTTTGGACGCAAAATACAGTTGTGGTCTTTTGTGTATATATCAAGGCTAGTATTACAAATGATGCAGCATAATTTTTTACTAGAATAGTGATACTGGTTTGTTAGTTCTATATTTAATGATAAAGTAGAGATATGTTCTTTTGACATTTATTTATATTAATAATAATAATTTTAATATAAAAATTTAACTCACTTAATAATTTTGGTCTAAATTTAATATTTCTAATCCTTTTTTAGCTGCTTCTTGTTCAGAATTTACAACCTTACGACCCATACCTATACATAGGATATAATTATTATTTGATACACAAGAGAAAAGCATTGAATATACTTGTTGTGATGTTTTTTTATAAAATTCGAGACATTCTTCAGTATATTGACTAATATTTGTTTGTTGAAGAGAATCTAACATATCAAATTGTTCTTTTGAAATAGTTAACATTCTAGTAAAAATTTTTCTATATAAAGGACCTTCTTCGTTAATATTTTGATAAATTGGTGTTTTCCACTTAAGAGATTGGAAAAATCGTTGTAATGAATCTTTAAAATTATCATTTTTAGAAATTAATTCACTAAAATCAATAATATTCTCTATAATGTTTCGTAAGAATCTTTCTGCATAAATATATCCTTTTTCTTCAAAGTCTTCCATAATAGAACCTAAAAAACTTTCGAATGCATCTTCATAATAACTAGGCGTATTCCTCCCCCTATCGAGGTCGAGTAGAGTTTGATTTTCAATCTGCAAAGATAACAGTAAAAATTCTTTAAATCCAAGAGTGACTGCAAATTTATGTAACATACTACACTTTTCAATTTTAATTTTTAAACGTGTTAAAAAACCTTCACGCTCTGTTCCAAATCGTTGATACAAATATCTACCTAATGTCGCCTTCAAAATGTGGTCCCCAAGATATTCTAAACGTTCATTTGACTCTTTAGATAAATAGTTAATATAAACAGGTTGTTCATCTAAAGAACCTTGCATTTGTGACTGGATTTGATATTGATGATAAGATTCATGTACAAAAGCTCGTTGATAATATTCTAAATTATTTATTTGTAAATGTTCTCCATTATCATTAATACCACCAAAATAATTTAGAATATTTTCAACCTCCTTTTTACTAATTAGTTTGTTATTTGGATTATTCATTATATCGAGCTAAATTACTTGTATCTGACTTATTTTTCAATTTTTTAAATAAGTTTTATTTTAAAGCATCTGATATAGGTAAGGCTTTAGGTATTGTAAATATACACTCAACTATTCAAAATTACGAAGATGAAGATGAACGTGTTATACGTAAAGCCTATGACACGGAAAAACGTATGCAACATACATCATTCTTAACAAGTCAAGGTGTTTACAGATTACTTTTAATTAATTTAAATGCGTTTTATTTTAAAAACTTATTTAAAGACAAACTATTATTATATAAGTATATAAACACATTACAACATTGAAAAATGAATGAAGAAATCAAAGAAGATAATAATTGCATTGTAAAAGCTTTTGAGAATAATCCAATATCTATTATTGCGGAAGAAATTAATAATAAAAAAATTTACTTATTTAAAGTATCGGATATTGGTAATGCTTTAAAATTAACAAACATTAGAGTGTCCATTCAAAATTACGATGAAGGTGATGAAGTCGTTGTAAGGAAAGCTTACGACACCATAAAACGTAATCAAGATACATTGTATTTAACAAGTCAAGGTGTATATCGTTTATTATATAATTCTAAGAAAGAAATAGCTAAAAAGTTTAGAAAATGGGCAGGAAATATTTTAGATGATATAATATTTAATGAAAGTGTAGAGTTAAAGAGGCAATTGGAAGAAAAGGAAAAACAACATCAAATAGAATTACAAGAGAATGAAAAAATGTTGTTAGAGAAAGAAACTCTCTTAAAAGAAAGTTCTAAAGAATTACTAAGAACAAAAAAACAATTAGAAATTAAGACAAAATTAAAAGTAAAAAAATGGTATGATTCAGAACCTGGACATACTATTTATGCAGTTAAATCTAATAAAGATGATGATAATTCATTAGTAACAATTGGAAAAACTAAAAATATAAAAGATAGAGAAAGAAATTATTTTACTCATAATCAAAATGCTGAGATGTTTTATATAAAAAAATGTTATAATTGTGATTTGGCAGAACAAGTAATTCATCATATACTTGATAAACACCGTGAGGAACATAATAAAGACGAATCTACAAGATTCGATAGCTTCGCTTGGTTCAATGTATCAAATAAATTAGCAATTTATACTATAGATATTGTGTGTGATTTTCTTGATAAATTTATTAATTATAGTGAAGAATTACCAAAATCAAATATTAAAGAAAATTTTGATGTATCTTTAGAATTAATCAAAAATTTAAGTACTGAAATCAAAATACCAATTGAAAATAATTTAGAAATAAAACAAAATAAAGCTATAGATACAGATTACAATGACCCAACCGATTTTGATAAATTTGTAAAAGAATATTGTGAACTTGGCGATACTGAAGAATATTTTACATCACCTTATGATTTACTAGGAGCTTTTAGAATGTGGTGTAGAGGCGCGTTATGCACAACTGATATAAGACATAGATTTTCTGTATATATGAAAGAAAAATTTGTTTTTAAAGATAAATTTATAGCAGATTACGGTTCGAGATTTCAAATATATGTAGGTATTCGTCCAAAAAAGTTAGAATTTCAACCAGAAAATCAAAATAAATTAAAAACGTACGAAGAATTTTTTAATAACAAATGTCATGTAGGATATACGTTTAGAATAAGATATACTACATTTATTTATACATATAAAGAATGGTTAAATAATACATATCCTAATAATATTTATACAAAAGATCATGAAATAGAATTAAAAGCATATTTTAATAAAAAATTTTTAATAACAACTTTACCAGGTATTAAATCAATTGGTTTATGGGGATGTCAGTTAAAAACGGATGAAGCTCCAAAATATGGGTTACAAACTAGAAAAAAAAAAATAGTTTTGCAAATAGATGATGAATCAAAAAAAATTACTAATACTTATGAAAGTTTAATTGAAGCATCTGAAAAATTAAAAATAAGTAATAGAACATTATGGGACTATATTAAAAAATCAAAAGTATTTGAGTTTGAAAATAAAAAAATTTTATTAAAATACCACGAATAATAAATGTATTCTTATTTCCGCGCTTTATAGAATATGTGACAATAATCACATATATTATTTATTAATTCATCACACTTATTACAATATAAGTCTTTACAATCATTACACTCATTTAATGAGTTTATACATTTACAATCATTACATTTATTATAATACAAATAAGGTTTTGCGTTATCAAATGTAACATATATATATTCCATAATTATGAATTATAATTATTGAATAAGATTTAATTTTTTTTTTAATTCATTTAGTCTATTTAATCAATCGTTAAAAAAGTAATTGTTTTTTTAAACAGATACCTCTGTCTTACGAGAAGGGAAGTGATGGTTTACATATTTTTGAAGCTTAAGATAAGTATAAACCATCTTAGTTGCATCTGACTTACTAGGCTCAACTGGTTCAGAGAAAATCTTCTGAAGAGAAGCATCTGGAACAATTTCACGACGTTCACTTGGATTTTGAAGATTGTGTTCCTTAATATATCGTGAAATATGACTGGTAACATCGGTACGAGCAACTGGGACACCCGTCTTAACAGCTACTCGAGGCCAGTTGTCGAGCTCTTCTTGATTTTTAGGAATGAAAGTTGACTCCTTCATAGTAGCCTTAGTCTTGACTAAGAAAGCATAAAGTTCATCACTTACAATAACGGGCTCGGCAAATCCAGTTGAACGACGGGGCTTGGTAAAATCACGTGGAAGCTTTTTTTTTTTATTCTTACGAGAAGCATCCTTGACAAGTTGATCATGTTCACGTTGAAGCTTACGAAGCTCTTGAACTTGAGCCTTAAGAACAAGCATATGAGATTGTTGAGCTTGAATTAAAACTTCAAGACGTTGTCTGAATGAAGGACCGGTTTCAGTAGTAGTAAGAGTTTCAGTCGGGACTTCAAGTAGAGTAGCTTCAAGTAGAGTAGCTTCAAGTGGAGTTACTTCAGCTTCAGTTAAAGTAGATTCAGGTTCTGCTACAACCTTTGGAGCTGCTTTACGAACAGCTTTAACTTTAGGAGTTTGTCTAGTAGTTTTAGTGGATAGAGTTGCCTTGTTCATTTGATGATTTTTAATATTTGTCAAGGAAATAATTTAGAAAATTATACGCGCTTATGGATTATTTTTATAAAAATACCTTTTATTTACATTTTTAATAATTTTTTTTTTTACCTATATTATATAAACATATAATATGGATACAACTCAAAATCAACTCGTAATTTATATTTTCCTTGCAGCTGGCTTATTCTTATTATTTGCACCAGTCAAATATCAAACTTATTTATCTGTAACACTTGACACTTCAACAAGACAAATGGTTGGATGTGTAGCATTATTAGCAGCTTATTATTATTATAACAATGAAAAATTATTTTAATGTAAAAATAAATCTATTACATTCTCATTAATATTCTCAAAAAATATTTTAGTTTGCCATAAATATTTCTTATTATAGATATCTACTGTTATTTTATCAGGGTAAAATTTATCATATAAAAATAAACTAGATTCTAAAGTATCAGTTTTATAATCCATATCTGTCAAAATATTTTTTAATGAACTCTTTGGCAAAACCATATACAACTGTTTTAAAGGAGTATAACTTTCAGATTTTTTTAATTTATCAGACTTTCTCATATAATCTATGATATTATCAAATGGTGTTTTTCTCAAAAAGTCAAATATATCACTACAAAATGGTGAATTGTGATATTCATAAAACCATGACCAATTTTCATGAATATGGTTATTATAATAACCAAAAACCCAATATAAACCTTCTATATAATTTAAACAAAGCTTATCAATATTATATGACTTGATTCCATAATACATATAATATCTTGATTTATAATTATCATCATCTTGAAAACGAATAAAATCATCCTTGTAAAATTTTATATTATCATTTTGAAGTAGTGTCTCATAATTACTGACTTCGCTTAATATAAGTTTATCCAACTTAAAATTCTTGAAGAAATATACTTCGCTATTCTTTAGATTATACATAATATCTCTTAAATAAAGTAAATTAATAGATGAATACCAATTTATTTTGTCACTAATACATGACTTATTAATTAAGTGATGTCCTTTCCATGCACTAATATATGCTCTCATTATAATATCAATACCATTTTTTTTAATCGATAAAGACGGTATATGTTCCAAAAAATCATTTCCTAATAAAAAGCATATTACTATATAATCATAAATCAAATTTTCTGAATCTATATTTTTTGAATTAATTTGTTTATATTTTGCCAATAATCCGGATATATCATCGCAAATATATCTTTTCAAGTTCTTAATATTTAAGTAATCAATAACCTTTTTATTTTCTGATAAATTACTATTAAACGAATTATCTCGAATCAATATAATTTTATCGTAATTTTTATTCATTAATGATAACATAATTAAATCAGCATCTAAACCATAGATACATACACTTGCATCACTCTTAAGATTTGATATTATTTTCATAATTTTATGTTCTCCTTCTCCTATATCATCTGAATCGGAAATAATACAATTTATATCAATATTATTTTTAATTTCCTGTGCAAAAATTATTAAACCATCTTTAATTTTATTCATAAAAGAAGTTCCTGGCGTTATCTTATTAGAATCCCATAATGATGACTTTTCACCTACCTTAAAAAATTCTGATTTATATCTACGTTCTCTTTGTTGATTCATTTTACTTCTAGGTGCAACACCGTCTATTGTTATATAGACATGACGTATTTCACTGTTTTGCTTTGTCTGAAGAACTTGATTAATAAGCAATCTAGTGTAATTTAAACAATTATCAATAATATCATCTTCAATTATTTTGGTTCTCACCTTAATATCCTCTATTAAAATATATTTGTCATTGTTAGCCGATAAAATTTGCTGAGCACATGGATGAATCAATGAATTATAATCAAAAAAGAGATAATTAATATTCAAAAAAGCCAACTTATGGAAATCAATCATTAATTCATTTTCACAATTATACTTTTTATAATAATACTGAAAAGCGTATGGAATACCCATTGTTCAACTAGATTTAAATCCTTTGATTTGGGTAAACTTTAATTTAAATTCAATTTATTCTATATATGATTCTAATTTAATTTGAACATATTTATCATCATCAAATTTAAATCCACTTTTCTTTAATAAAGATTTATAGTAATCAATTTCTTGAGAACTAGCTGCTAAATCTTTTCTTTTCTTTTTGTGTTTACCAGTCTTTGTTATTTCTGTTTTATCAGTCTTATATTCTATATTTGATTCTATATCACTATTTGTATCTTTATCTTTATAATACTCGTCATCGTCCATAAATTCACTATCTTCTCCATAGTCATCTAGATTTGAAGAAGCGTCATCTACATATTCTTCACCAATGCTATCTTGTAATTCATTCTCTAAACCTTCAATATCTACATCACCAATATTGTCAATGTCGCCAATGTCGCCAATGTCACCAATGTCACCAATGTCGCCAATACTCATATCGTCAATTTCTTCACCACCTTCTATATCTATATCGTCAATTTCACCAATGCTACCATCATCTTTATCTGATTTACTTGACGTACATTTATTAGATTTTCTAGAAAGAGATATTATTGTTTGATTAAGTCTAAAATATACTGAATTTTTATGATACTTTTTAGTTCTACTATGCTCTTTCATTAATACGTCTGGGTCTAAATTACTAAATCTAGTTACTCTTTTAACAGATTTCTTTTTTATACAAATATCTGATGGGATAAGAATAAGTTTTTTAATGTAATCATCTTTTTTTTTATTGATAGTTTCTTTCAATTTATTTTCTATTAGATTTTTATAATATTCTAAATAAGAATCTCTTTTTTTGTCTAATGTTGTAATTAATTCTCTTTTTTCTTCAATTAAATTAACACATTTATATACTTTATCTAGAATGTCGTAATCTATTTTATCTAAATTAAAAAAATACCCATTAGCGTTTTTTGTATATTCGATATTATACTTTTTAAAAATACTTAAAATATGATGTTTCTCTTTAATTGTTAATCTTTTAATATTTGATATTAAATCACGTAGATACTTTTGTTTATCATCAAACATTTTTAAATTGTTTGAATTATGGTTAAAATCTAATTTTTTTTTAATTACAAGTAAATATGAGCAATAATATTCACGATACTAAAGTTGATAAAATTAAAACGCAAGTTTACGGATTACTTAATGATATTCAGAACGGTAATGATATGGAACAATTAGAAGAGAAATATAATTATCTTTATTCTACATCAAAAACACTTTTTACTTTTGTTTCTAAAGAAATTAAAAAGCCATCTTTTAATAAACAACAATTTGATAAAAACTTGGACCAAATGTTAAATCATATCTTAAAAATTCAAAAAGATGAATTAAGCCAGGATAAAGCTTCAGAAAATATTGGTAAATTATTAGCTAAACAATTTATTCCCCAATACAAGTAGTTCGGTATTTTTAATACATTTATTTATTTTATTAAATATATAAATGGAAGACGAGACATCCTTTGTTTTAAATGCTAGTAGTCGTTCTAAACCCCTTGGTCATAATAAATTTCAAGTTCAATTATTAGAAGCGAATTTTAAAATAGAATCATTAGAACAAATTATTAAAGATAAAGATAGCGAACTAGAACTATTTAAAAATAATATAAGAAGTTTTCAACTTCAATTCCAAGATAAAGATATAGAAATTTTACAATTAAAACAAGATATGGAAAATTATAAAAATAATTTAGATATTGTAACTTTTGATTTAAATAAATTAAATACTGATAAAACTTTAGATGAGACAAGTCTAATAAATAAGTATGATAATCTATATGCTGAAAATATACAAATGTTTAATACTATTAATCAACTAAATAAAACAAATAATGACACATTAGAAAAATATAATGATTTAAAATCAAAATACCAAACTACACTCGAATTATTAGAAAAAAAATCAAACGAATACATTATAGTTATAAGTGATTATACGGATTCAGTAAATCAATTAAATTTATTAAAAGAATTAAATTTAAAACAAGAAAAAGATATAGAAACAATTAAGCAACAATTATTTCAATCGAAAAACGAAACTTCTGTTCTTAAAAGTCAACTATTTGAAAAAGATATATCATTAGGAGAATTACATAAAAAATTAACTCTAGAAAAATACACTATACGAGGAAAAATAATAGAACAGCCAATTTATATATCAGAAATAGACCCTTTATTATTAGGTGTAGTCGAGAAAGAAGAAGAAACAATTATTGAACAAAGCAGTGATAGTGTAAATAGACAAGTTAAAGTTACTACTCAAAGAGGTGTTAAATTATCTAAACGATAATTAAATGTCATCAAAAAAGTTTTCATCTAATTCATTTTTAACTTGTTGTGTATTTTTAAATAATTTTGAATTTTTATGATATTTCTTACTATTTGGAAAAAGATATTTAGGTAATTTTATATGTTTTTCCTCTGATTTTTCATTAGATTTTTTCACATTGTCTTCTTTATCACTTACATAATACTCATTATCAAATTCTTCAGATGACAGATATTTTAAACAGTTTGAGTCTGTTTCTGTTTCTGATTCTGATTCTAACGTTACTTCTAATTGATTGTTACTATCAAGCTTCCGCTGAATGTTTAATGAATTATCTGTGTCTCCTAATCCATTGTCAAAATTATACTTGTCTTGAGGTGGATTTTTCTTAGCATTTATAATCTCTTTTAATGGAATAAATTTTTGTAAAACATTATTAATACTCTCTTCTACTTGAATCTTTGATTTTTTAAAATCACTCTCTAATAACATTATTTTTGGATGTTCATAATAATATTTTGCTACACGTTTTAAACACCTATACCAAAATTTCTTTAATTTAGGAGCATTCACCTCCAAGCTATTACATATCGATGTCATTATTTTAATATTTAATCCATATACTATATGTAGTATTTTTGTAAATTCTTCTTCATCTAAATCATATTTATCATTTATAAATTTTAAAAATTTGCTATATTCTTTATCTAATTTTTCATCAGACCAATTTGGTATTTTTAATAGTTTTTCTTGAAATTCACGAAGTGATTTTTCATATAATCTCTCAATAAATTTCATGTAATATTTCTTTAAAACTTCTATTAACTTACTTTGATAATCTTTCTTGGTTTCAATTAAATCTTGAATTTGCTCTTTAGGCATATCTACTATACATAGTTAAAAAAAGTTTATTTAATTAACGAAATTTACATTATTACTCGTTAATTAAATAAACTTTTTTTAACTACTTATAATAAGGTAACATGGATACAAATTTTCACGCATTTGTATTTATTTCTACAATTGTAGTTTATATTATTTTAAGAAGCTATAAAAAATCCGAAACAGAAGATAAAAAAACTAGCAATCTTATTTATGTATTATTAGTACCAGTAATATTATACGGAGGTCACTACTACTTTAATAATAAAAATACAATACCAATAATCTCTCAAATAAAAGAATCAATGTCAGATGAGTTATTAACCACTCCCTACCCAGTTAGTTCAGATAGTTTAAATACAAATTAAACTATAATATTCTCCGATAAGTTTTTAACTCTCATGACTCAAACAAGAACAACAACGTTGTCATGTAGGATGTACCTACAACCATCAGGTCATCACCATATATATTGTATATACGGGTTTGATAATAATATACGATAGAATTAATGAATTTTTACAAATGTAAGATTATTTTAAATTTTAGATTAGATTTTTAGAGAAATTAAAAATCTACACTATACATAAGACGTATGGAAGACAGATATTATCCAGATTACGATGATCCAGATTTCAACCGTATTCTTAATAAATACGAATTTCAGGAACAAATTAAGAGACCTTTTATATATCAAGACCCTAGACAATTACTCCTTCGTAATTTAATATCTAAAAATACAATTTATGACAATGTGTTGCTTTATTGGCAAGTGGGTAGTGGGAAATGCCATAAAATTGATACTCCTATATTAATGTTTGACGGAAATATTAAAAAAGTACAAGATATTCAAGAAGGTGATTTACTTATGGGTGATGATAGTACACCTAGAAGAGTACTTAGTTTAGCAAGGGGTCAAGATGAAATGTATGATATAATACCAGTAAAAGGTGATAAACATACAGTAAATCAAGAACATATATTATGTTTAAAATTTAGTGATAAACCAAATATGATAAATAATAGTGTTACTTGGTTTGAACCAAAAGACCTTTGGTTAGCTAAAAAAAAATTTAAGACTATTGAAGAAGCCACTGAATTTTATAATGAGAAAATAGGATTATATAATCAACATAAAAATATAATAGAGATAAGTGTTAAAGATTATATAAAATTAAATAATAATATAAAATCACAATTAAAATTATATAAAGTTCCTGTTGAATTTCTAAATAGAAATCTACCTATTGATCCTTATATGATAGGATTTTGGTTAGGCGATGAAACATCAAGAGAACCAGTTATAACTACACAAGATTCAAGTGTTATTTATTATTTTATGAAAAATTTACCACAATATAATTTAACATTAAACTTTTTATCAGAAGATTCTTATAGTATCACAGGAACCGGAAGAATAGGAGGTAATGTATTTTTAAATACGTTAAATGAATATAATATAAGAAATAATAAGCACATACCTAATATTTACAAATGTAACTCAAGAGAAAATAGATTAAAATTATTAGCTGGTTTAATAGACTCAGATGGTAATTATAATAATAATATTTTTGAATTTACTCAAACATCAGAAAAATTAATTGATGACGTAATATATTTATGCCAAAGTCTAGGATTTGCTTGTTATAAAAAAATTAAAGAAACTAGTTGGACTTATAACGGTATTAAAAATAAAGGTTTTACATATAGAATAAATATAAGTGGTAAAGGTATTGAAGAAATACCTACTTTAATTCCTAGAAAAAAAGCTAAAAATAGAGAACAAATAAAAGATGTATTAGTGAATGGGTTTCAAGTAAAATATGTTAATAAAGATAATTATTATGGATTTATGTTAGATAAAAATAGTAGATATTTGATGGGTGATTTTACAGTAACACATAATACTTGTGCGGCTATAACTATAGCAGAAGGGTTTAAAGAATATGTTAATAATATGGGTAGAAAAATCGTTGTATTAGTTAAAAATGGTAATATTGAAAAGAACTTTAAGAATGAATTGTTATCTGACTGTAGTAATAAGGCCTATTTAACAGAATTACAGGAACAGTTTTTAAAATCATCAAAAGACCAGGTTACTAAAAAAGAGTTGATGAATAGAATTACACGTAAAATTAATAAAGTGTATAATTTTATGACATATGGTACATTTGTTAATCAAGTTTTAGGAATGAAAGAATTTGAAAAAGATAGTTATGGTAGAAATACGTCTCGACAAAAACGCAATTCTGATGGGAGTTTATCTAGAAAGAAACCAGCAAACGTTATTGAAAATTTAAATAATACAGTTATTATAGTTGATGAGGCGCATAATGTTACTAATAATGATGTATATATTGCATTATCAAAGATTTTGAAAAATTCATATAATTATAGATTAGTTTTATTAACAGCTACTCCGATGTATGATAATCCTAAAGAAATGATTGAAATGTCTAATTTATTAAATATGAATAATCCAGATAAAATTTTACCTATTAGAAATGACCTATTTAAATCATATGAGGATGATGAACCAATTATGATTAAGCAGAATAGTAAACATTTAAGTGATGGTATTTTAAAAAGTGGGTTAACCTCTATATCAGAAAAGGGAAAAGATATGTTACTTCGAAATTTACGTGGTAAAATAAGTTTTTTACAATCAAATATAGAAACATTTCCTGATAAAATTGATATGGGTGAATCTCTTCTTCCTAAAACTGGAAGTATCAATGTTGTTTATTGTTATATGAGTAAATATCAAAATGATATTTATCAAAGAGCTCTTAAATTAGACTCACATGAACAAATTGACATTGACGCAGAAACATTAGATGCTGAAGATAATACAGAAGAATATACATCTGTATCAAAATCTAGTTCTTTATATAAAAATAGTAGTGATGCATCAACAATGACATACCCTAATGGTGTTTTTGGAAAAGATGGGTTTTTATCTGTATTTAGTGAAGTCAAGGGAAGTTCTGAGTATAAATTATCAAGTAATAATCAAAATATTTTAAGTTTGGACGGTGAACTTAAAGAATATTCGGCAAAGTTGGCTAAATTATTAGAGAATATAAATAAGAGTCCCGGTAATGTATTTATTTATTCAAATTATGTTAATTATGGTGGTACATCTCTTATAAAACAACTTTTGTTAGCTAATGGATATACACAATTCAAAAGTAAAAATAAAGAATCAGATAAATCATTTATCTTATATGACGATTCAACTAATGTTGAAACGAGAGAAGCTCAGCGTAAGATTTTTAATAGTGAGGATAATAAAGATGGTAAATATATCAAAGTGCTAATTGGTTCCCCAGTTATATCTGAAGGTATAACTTTAAAAAATGTACGCCAGGTACATATATTAGAACCAGCATGGAATATGAGTAGAATTAATCAAATTATTGGTAGAGCAGTTCGTCATCATTCTCATGATTCTTTACCAGAAGACCAACGAAATGTGGAAATTTACAAGTATTGCTCTGTATATAAAACACAGAAGGTTAAACCAATGTATTTTATAGATAAAGAAAAATATATTTTAGCAGAAGAAAAAGACCGTTCTAATAAAGTGGTAGAACGATTATTAAAACAAGTTGCATTTGACTGTAATATTAATACTACATTAATTACAGGAACAAATAATTCAGCTGATTGTGATTATACAGATTGTAAATATTCTTGTCTAATCAAACCACAAAATAAAGAGATTGATAAATTTACTTATAATATGTATATTAATTTTTTTGAAGAATTTGACATTGAACTCATTATTTCATTAGTAAAAGATATGTTTAAAAGTTACTTTATATATAGCATTCCTGATATTATTACTAGAATTAAAGGCTTACAATCCATGATATCAAATGAAAGTATTTACAATGCTCTTAAAAATATGATTGATAATAAAATGATTCTATTGGATCAGTATGAAAGAGAAGGTTTTTTGATAGAAAAAGGTGATTATATTATTTTTAATCCTATTGATATAGATATCAATTCTAGTATTTATTCCAAAATTCTAGATTTCACAGTAAATTCAAACGAATATAACTTGAATGAATATGTTAAAAATAAATTTAATCAAAACATTGATATTGAATCAGAAGTTAAGGATAAAAGACAGAAAACTAAAAAGTCACAAGAAAAAGTCGAATTATCTGATGAAGATGCCAAGTTTAATAAAAAGATTATGAAAAATAAAATTTATGCTTCTTACAGAGAAAGAGCTACTAAAGAATCAGGTGGATTATTTGGACCATATGATGGTAAATTCAGAATTATCGATATGCGTAGTATAAAAGATGACGCCGATGATAAACGTAAGAATATTTCAGGTATGGCCGCAACAAGTTATAATAAAAAGAAACTCTTAGATATTATTCAACATCTAGAAATTTCAAATAAAGAAATACAAAACTATTTAGGATATCCTAGTAATCATATAGACGTTAAAAAATTAGGTATAGAACAATTAGTAGATATAGTAGAAAAACATATGAACAAAAAATACCTTGTTCTTCGCTAATTTTAACAGGCCTCGTCTATACTGCCGGTAAGCATGTTTTGGAATGTCAATCGAGTAAACATGTTTCCTTTTCTTTACATTCTTTATTATTTAAACGCAAGTATAAAGAATTGTATATTTTTTTTGATAAAGCTATTCCAAGTTTTCTTTTATCGTTAACTTGAATACTACTTAATAATTTTTCTCTATCATTTATATCTAATATTCTATCATATGTATTTATAAGAATAGGAAGAGTTGTATATGTTTCTGTAATTTTTTTAGATATATTAATTGATACACCAGGAATAACTGATAACATTGTCGTTAACATATTATTATTTATAGCATCACCTTTTTTAATAAGCTTAACATTAGTCTCTAGCTTCTTATTAAACTCATTCGATTCTAATTTTTTATATAAAGATAAAAGTATATCATATGTTTCTATATCATTTACAGTACGAATCACTTTATACTTGTGTTTAAATATTAGATTCAAAATTGAACTGTCTATAATTGACGTTGATATATTTCCATACTGTTTTTGATTTTTATTACCTTCCAATATATAGACTATATTATCAGGTAAATTTATAGAATCTAATAGTCTCTGTTTTTGTTCCCTAAATCTACCATCTGTAATACTTGATGCCAAATCAAGTATAGTTTTTCTTTCTATTATGTAATAAACATCATTATTTTGTTTAAATACAAAATCACCAACCGGTAAATTTGTTATTGTATACTTTATAGATGGTTTAAATTCTTCAAAATGCTTAATGATAGCTTTTTCTCTATAATCTATTTCTAAAATTATTTGAGTATTCATATTTTTTAAAATATTAAAATAAATACTATATATAATGGGTAAACATAAAAAGATTAGTCAACAACCGAAATCTATACCTGAAGCTATACATGAAACTATACCTGAAGCTATACATGAAGCTATACATGAAGCTATACCTGAAGAACCCACTCCATCTGTTCTAAGTTTATTACTAGCAGATAGCATATTCGTATTTCATTGTATCATAATTTTATTTGTCATATTCGCCCCATTCATAAATATACCAGCTATCTTAATACTACATATTACATTTGTATTTTCATTAATTGTTCACTGGCGCGCAAATTCAAATGTTTGCAGTTTAAGTATATTCGAAGCACATTTAAGAGGTTTAGATACCAGAGAAGATACATTCACTCATCAATTCATTGCACCTGTGTATGATATATCTGCTACAGAATGGAGCAATATTGTATGGATTATAACATCTGTCGCTTTATGTATATCTATTTATAAATTGTATAATACTGATAAATTTAAAATAGCATGGAAATGTTACTCGGAATCAAGTTCTAAGACCACTATATATAGTAAAACTTCACACTTCTTAGCGTGTTTTAAACCATTATTTATTATTGATTAAGTAATTTGCGCAAAAAAAAAATTTAGAATTTATATTGCATTATATAAATGGAATCTAATTTATATAATGAAGACCAATTTAAACAAACATTTTTAAATGTAGATTTTGATAAAGTCTTTATTGAAAATAATAATAACATTATAAATTCAAATGAACTATATCTTCAATATAAAGCAGAATATTTAAAGAAAACATCTGATAATTTACAAAAGTATACACAATTCTTTAAAATCTTTAAAGAATTATCCAATAACTACAATATAAATAATAATAAATATTCATATACATTTATTGATAAAAATGAATACAAAAAAACTAATAAAATATTAAAAGATTTATTATCAGAACAACGTCAATTATATAATAATTTTATGTCTTATGTTCAATTTTTGAACTCTAAATAAAACTACATTGTTTAATTACATCATAGTATTAATTGTTACAGTAATCTGTCTAGATTTATCTCGTTGGTGTTCAAGTTTCTGTTTATATTCGTAACAAACACGTAATTCTTCTTTAAGTTTACTCATTTGTTTATCCAATTTTTCAATAGTCTCATCTTGTCTTATAATATAATCCTTTGTATTTCTATAAAACTTATTATGTATATACAAAATATCTTCCATCTCCATTTGATTACTACAAACATAACATATTCTTGAATTAAAATACTCCTCATCTATTACTCCACATTTATTCGCATCAGTATAATGACTGTCAACTAAACACCTAATATGAAATATATGACCACATGTTAGAATCATAAAACTATCTTTAACTTGATTCTTATTATAACATAAATTACATTTATGCTCATCACGTTCTTGGCGTTTCGATTGAGTAGTATGAGCTGAATGTGTTTCATCAAAAGAATACGTATTTGAGTTATAATATTCACTTTCTCTAGAATCTACCATATTAGTTCTAACTGGTTTCCTTAAATTTTCATTTTCTTTATATTTTTTTTTTGGCATTTCATTTCTTGTTGGTATTTCATTTCTTGTTGGTATTTCATTTCTTGTTGGTATTTCATTTCTTGTTGGTATTTCATTTCTTGTTGGTAATTCATTTCTTGTTGGTAATTCATTTCTTGTTGGTAATTCATTTCTTGTTGGTAATTCATTTCTTGTTGGTAATTCATTTCTTGTTGGTAATTCATTTCTTGTTGGTAATTCATTTCTTGTTGGTAATTCATTTCTTGTTGGTAATTCATTTCTTGTTGGTAATTCATTTCTTGTTGGTAATTCATTTCTTCTTGGTAATTCATTTCTTGTTGGCAATTCATTTCTTCTTGGCAATTCATTTCGTGTTGGCAATTCATTTCTTGTTGGCAATTCATTTCTTGGTAATTCATTTCTTGGTAATTCATTATTATAAAGTTCTTCTGTTAGTGATTCAGTTTCGTGGATAGAATCTACATTGGAATTACTTGATAAAGAATTACGACGTTGAGCGAATTGTTCTCGTAATATGTCTATATTATCAATAATAAGTGATTGACGGTTTTCTTTTTTTCTTTTACTTAGAAATTTAATCATATCCATAAATAAATATATGGAAATTATATATTCATTTTTTTTAAACTAAATAATAGATGTTGTAATCATTATTCCACAATATTCTCTTGGTTCTGCTGAATAATTAACATGATTATATATACCTATTTTGATGGATTCTTCTACTAAAAATTTAAAGATATCTCTAAATTCTGAACCATGACCCAAAATAGCTTCACCATTTTTATTATAATTACACAAATGAGCAAGCTCATGAAGTACTACATACATTAAAATATTCATATCATAAACTTTTTCATTAGTATCTCTTGTTCGTAGACATATATGCATATCTCTTTTATCAATCGTATATGTTGTATATCTAGGGTCAACAGCTGCTTCTGAAATAATATACTGTTTATAATTTTCTTTTAATTTTTTAATAAAATAAAATTTATCATCGCGATTGTTAAAATTTTTAAATAAATAGTCTACAAGTCCAATTACATTTTTATTGATTAATGCCAATGTATTTGCTGAATCTTTTAAAAACTTTTCACTTTTATTATTTCCACGTCGAATCAAATAAACATTGCCATCCACATCTGATTTAACATATTTTATTTCAGAATATGTATATATCATATGGTATAAAAAATATATAACGAGAATCATACCTAACATTATAACTATAGTTTCGATATCCATATGAATTTTTCTTATTATATGTAAATAATTTATTTTTCTATAATAGGAAATTTATCATTTCGATAATTTAATTTATTGTTTAGATTGCTGAGATAACATATCTCCATTTGGTCTATATGATAAACTAGCTTCACATACAGGACAAAATTTACACTCATCTGTTCCAATACTTGTATCTTTCATAACCTTATCAGCATTTTGTTGTAGATAATAGCGATAAGCATGTACATCTTTTGTACCGTACTTTTTTTGTAAAACCGAGTTCAATTCGCAATTAGGTAAAAAGGATGTAAAAGCGCGACCGTCTGACATAGTATATTTCATGTTTTATATTTATATATTATAACAGTAATAAAATAAATTTTTTGAATTTTTAATTCTTTTATTAAAAATAAAAGTACCATTTAAAAACCACAGCGCTCTAAATTAACTATTTGGTGTATTTGGTTTATCATTTCTAATTAAATATTGATGATAACTCGAATTCAATGGTAGATAATTAACAGAAAAACTTACAGATTCTTGGGGTTCCACCTGACTATCTTTAACATCAGAAACCATTTGTTCTTGATTCAAATCTTGTTCATTTAAAATATCACCTGTGTCATCTATGTCATCTAAATTATCATAGTTATATAAATTATCATCATTGTTATTTAATTCTGCTTGTCTTGGTTGTGACTGTGGTTGTGGTTGTGATTGTGATTGTGATTGTGATTGTGGTTGTGATTGTGGTTGTGATTGTGGTTGTGGTTGTGGTTGTGGTTGTGATTGTGGTTGTGGTTGTGGTTGTGGTTGTTGACGTTGTCTTTGGTGTTGTAGTATGACTGGTGGTGTTAAATTATTTGACAAAGGTTGTTGATTCATAAAATGCATATCACCTGTTAGAAATCTATTAAATATACTATCAAACATGCTATCAGATTGAGTTGGTTCTTGAGATGTTCTAAGTAAAGAGTTTAATACTCTAGGTGTAAAACTTGTTCTAAATCGAGTAGAACTATCTTGTTGTGTATCTTGTTGTGTATCTTGTTGTGTATCTTGTTGTGTATTTTGTTGTTGTTCTGTAGTTTGTTTATTTTTTATATGTTCATTTATTAAACCTAATTCGCTATCTAATATTTTAAAAGTTTTAGAAACATCACTCTTATAATTTTCTAAGTATTTCACTCTTATCCTTAACTTTTTATTATTCTGCTTTAATCTTGTATTTTCGTGTAATAGTTCAGATTGTCTTATCATAATAGGAATATATTTATCATCATTTTCTTTTGATTTTGTGTAATAATACCATAGAAGAATGGTGATAATGCATATAATAATAATATGTTGGGTCATAGAATAAGACGTCAAGTATTATAATAAATACAATGTTTTAATTATAATATTCTACCGAAATAGTATGTTTAAATAAAAAAACATAGAATATTATCTATATATATTTGTTCATGTCTTTTTATTAATAAACTAGTAACACTTCTACTTTTCTTAATATAGTCACTCAATTCCGAAATACTTGACCATTCTTTAATAATCTCATCAGTAGTGGCGTTTTTTTGGGTAATTATTTTTGCATTTTTCGGTTTATATTTTTTAATAGGTTCTGGTATATTATTTGTTTTTAATGCAAATCCCAACCATCCACCTAATCTATTGTCAATGCCATTTGATTCATCTCCACTTCTTAATCTAATAAACAGTATATCCAAATAACTTTTTAATTTATCTTTAATAATATGTGTGAATAGGCCATTATATACCTCATTACTACTATACCATTTTTCAAATTCTAAAAAAAATTCTTGCATTGTAATTCTATAACCAGGTGCTCTTTGGCATTTATCATATAAAAATTGTTCTACAATCAAATTATCTTTATCATTATCATTATCATTATCAGGATTTTCAAACTTGAATAATGAATCGTTTAATTTTATTCCATTAAAATGTTGAGTTAATTTTGATGTACTAACTAATGGGTTGTATTTTTTCATACAAGTTGTATATTGTACTTTTACATAATTAATCATCTTTTTAAGTTGACTATGATTTGCAGTTTTCGCCCATATTTTATATTGATTTTTAAGAGTTGTGTAACTTAATGTATTTTGAGAATCTTTTTCACAATTTTCAGATAAAAATTTCTCAAAATCATTAATATCATTTGCTTTAAATTCAAGTGTTGTAAAAATATTCTTAATAATAGGTAAGGGTGCGTCAATTTCATTTTCGTTAGATGCACTTTCTTTAATGGTATCTATAAAATTAGTAGTATCACGAACCAAGTATATATTTTCAAAATCAATTTCGCTTTCTAATAATAATTTTGCATAATAAATACTATTTTTAATAATATTATAAGAACAATTGAACCACTCTCTTCTATTCGCACACCTATATTTATTAAGTAGAAAATGTATAACACGTTCTAATAAAACAGAGTCTACGCATTTAATTTGTAATAAAATGCCTTTATAACTTGCTGTTTTATGAATAGCATCTCTACCATTTGCATTCTTTGTTCTACCAACTTTATATAAATTAATTCCAGTGTTATTTTTAGTAATATCAGTAATTTCAGTATTATCATCATTATTGATTGTTGAGTGAAAAATATAAACACTTTCACCTGGTTCAAATTTATTAGTTTTTCTTGTCAATAAATTAATTTTATCTTGTTTTTCTTGTGATTCTAGTAAGGTTAACTGTAGTTGGTTTTGTGTATTTTGTAATTTATTTTGTTGTTCCTGAATTTCTTCTTTCATTAACTCGTTATAAATATTCTCCAATTTTACATAATACTTACGTATTTGTTTACCTTTATCTGTCTTTGCTAACATACATAAACTTTTGAATGTATCTACATTTAACATAATTTGTTCACGCGCTATCTGACCTTTCTCCGAAGGGAGAATGGTAATTGTATAGTCTTCATCCTTAGTAAAATTGTTTTCCAAAGTTCTTTTCGCATTTCCCTTGTTAGCAAAACCTATCATATGAAAAATATTTTCGAGATTTATCGGATAGTCATTTGTTGGATGGTAATTCATATAAATATATAGATTTGCAATATACCATCGTTGTTCTTCCTCTGTAAATTTTGTATTAAGAATGTTAATCATTTTAGTTTCAAGATTAAGAGATAGAGTTGTATTGCTATTTTTAACTAATTCGTTAAAGTTGATAGATTTTGGTGCAATGATTTGATTCATATTGTAATATTTTGATAGTATTATAATATTTATATTTTTAAATAAGATTTTGAACGAGTTTAAATTAGTGAAATAAACCAAATTCTTGAAAATGTAATAAGTAATTTTGTATTAAAACTTGGTATCAATTAAATAATCAGTACCAGTTAGATATGCTTCACATAGTTTGTTATATATTTCAACGGATGAAAGTATTTCTTCACGTTTCTGATTGGAAGCAAAAAATATTTTTGAACAATTATATTGTTCATTCATATTCTCTATATCATTAGAGACACTTTTAATCATATTTTTCTTAGCAATATCATATGGTCTAATTAATTGAAGACATTCATTTAATGTAAACCATCCAATATTTCGTACTTCTCCAGTTTGGATTTTGTTATGAATATCTATTTTTGGTGGTAGAACTCTATCTTTTATTTTTACTAAATAATAGATATGCCTATATTCTACATTATTTGTACCCATGAATTCTTCTTTAATAATAGGATAATTTTTAATAAAATCATAACAATCTTTATCATATCCAGTTTCTTCAAAAAATTCTCTCTCAGCACACGCAATATTTGTCTCCTTCATATTTCTTCTACCTTTTGGAAACCCAAATTCTTGAAATACATATGTTGTAGATGATTTTTTAATTAATTCTGGTATATTTAAATTTATATATTTTTTTTTAGCTAATTCATATTCATTTTTGAAACATTTACTGTCATGGTTGACCCACAAATCATTCCAGATTGTATCAAAATCTTTTAATAATAAATTATCTTTTTCTTTTTGTGTCATTTCATCTAAACATACTTTAATCTTTTGATCACGTTCTTTTTCATAACCAGGTCTAATATCATACTTACCTCTAACAAAATCAATATATCCCATAGTATCTTTTCTTTGAATCATTAAAAATTTAATTTTTGGAAATATAACATCCTTTGTATTAGTATTCAACTGTTTTAAAATATCTTTTAATGTAGTATTTGTATCCTGTAAACAATCTGATTCACCTTTACCTGTTTTAAACGCAATTATTCCAAAACTAGTTATGGGACCTACACATTCTTTTAATACATGTCCTTTTTCACCACAATTAACACAATAGACATTTCGTACATTATATCTATAATTATTTATGTTGTTGCCTTCTTTCTTGTTTTCACGGTCTTTTTTTGCCTTATCTGATAATTTTTTTGATTCCATATAATCTTCATTAAGTGACCTTAATCTTCTAAAATAATTTAAATTTTGATTTTAAACCATTTTTTTTTTAAAAACATTTTCTATCTCATAGAAAATATTAAGATATTGTTATGTTAATATTAATAAATCACGAGATTGTAAAATTACACAACAAAGTAGAACAAGTTTGTATTTTGAAATATTAATTTAAAGATAAATTAGCTTAAATTATTAATATTTGAAAATGGACTTTTATTTTTTAACATCTCTTATTAACATGTTTTGGCAAATCTTTACAATATTGTTTGTTTTATATAGATTTACATCTTTTTTCACTATGATGTATAATTTTGTTATCTTTTTAGGTAAAATATTTAAAGGAGTTGTATATGTTAAAGACCAAATTAGTCTCTATATCTTAAGAAAAAGGGGTTATTCATATCTTTCAAATGACGAAATTAACGGTCTTTCTAATAGAAGACCTATTAATTCTTGGTTTACTAAAATAAAGGAGTGGATTTTTAAAAAATCTAGAGGTCCACATATTCCATTATATGAAACTAGAACATCGTATATGAACATGAACGTTCCAGAAAGACAATATACGGATACCGGTTCACGTAGTTCTAGAAATGACTTTGATTTTGAAAATCATATGAATAATATGATGAACTCTAATTATGAATCTTCTGAATTTTATGAAACTAAAAATTTAAGAAGAAGTTCAATTTATACTCCGCGACCACTGACAGACCATAGAAGAACTCAATCACATACTTCTGAACCTTCTGAATCTTCTGGGTCATCTATAGTTTATGAAAAATTAGATGACGCAAATAAAACGGTTAATAAACCGTTTAATGTAGATGACAGTAATATGTTATTTAATTCACAATTTTTAACAAAGATGTTACATCCTTTTTCATCTAAACAAATAGAAAAAGATGAATTAGAAGAAGATAAAGATGCATTAGAAGAAGATAAAGATGTATTAGAAGAAGCGTTATTGAATTCTGATTATGATAATTAAGTATTATTATTTGGTTAATTTTGTGTGCCAAGGATATTCAATAGACAATGGTTTACATGCTTGTATTTTATAACGTTCTTTTAAGCTTTTTTTAATATAAAAAGATTCGCATTTATCTTTGTGTGTAATATCTTGTGCTAAAGTTGATGTTAAATGAAGTTGTACAGTATCTTTAGTTAGTTGATCTAAACGTTGTTTTTCTCTAGCTTCATTTCGACGCTGAATATATTTTTTATGGTCATTTTCTTTTGCTTTAATAATTACACTTTTATTTTTTTGAATAAATGTTTTTAATTTTTGTTCAGATAATTGGGCATCTTTTCCTTTATAATTAACTACTATTTTAGTACTATACAAATCAATATATAATTTATAAACATCTTTAATAGACCAACCTACTTCATATGTAAATGCGTAATTATATTCACCAAGTTCACTTGTAATATATTTAATAATATCAAATGATTTCATAAAATTATCATTTGATTTTTTGAGATATTCGAAATTATTTGTTAGCCATTCATCTATATCGTTGATTTGTTCATTTATACTTTTTTGTTCAAATGATGATAATATATACCTTTCACTGATATGTTGTGTATTTTCTCTTATCATAGTTTTTTTATTCAAAGTATTAATATAGTAGATTGAATGTTGGTATTGTAAAGAATTAAGAATATTATTAGAATCATAAAATGTCCATGTATACCTAGTTAATATATTACTGCGATTATCAGATTTTGATAATAAATAATGCAATGACTTTAGTTTATCCATTTGTAAAATATAAATTTTCAAAATAATTCAATTATTATTTGTTTCTTCATACAAACGTGGATATTTTTTTTGACAATTTTGCATTTTTTGCATTTTATTTGTACATTTTTCTGGTGATTCTTGGTTTTTTACAAAACATTCAAAAGCTCGTTTAAATAATTCACTACAAGGACCTTTTGGATTATTACCCATACAAGGACAATCCCAATTAATTTTACCAGTTTTAGGATCGATTGCTTCTTCCATTATGTTATTTTATTTTGTATTATAATATATATATATGGATAATAAAATTGTGATTTTTTCTAAACCAGGGTGCCCATATTGTGCAAAAGCAAAAACATTTTTAAATTCGCATAATTTATCTTATACAGAAATTAGTTTAAATCCAAATGAAAATAATTACGAATATAAAAAATACAGATTATTTAATCATTATAATCATAAAAGTTATCCTGTAATTGTTATTGATAATCAACTTCTTGGAGGATATTCAGAATTAATCAATGCATACAACACATTTAAACTACACAAAATGTGTAATGATATTGGAATATATTTATCTTAATGATTTTTGATATCCAAAATGTACTGTATTTTACTTTATGTTTCAACAAGTAATTCTTTAGTTAAATAGCTGTGCTCTAAATAAATGTTAATATATATATAATTTTTTTATTGAGATAGTATATATATATGGATATACTAACAAAGTTAAAAGAGACTACTAGTTTTAAGGGGTTATACGATGTTCCATTTAAGCTTGATGGTAAAATGCCATCTGATTTACAAATAGCATTATTCTGTAATCCATGTTATGGATTTGGCGATATTATTTTTTGTTTGAAAATGTATAATTATATTAAAGAATGGTATAATATTGAATGTACATTATTTACTACGAAACCCAAGCCATTTATTGACAATGGAATTAATAAAATTTTTGCTGTAAAAGTACCAAGTAAAAAATATGTAGAGTGTGCAAATATTAAAGATATGAAAATATATAGTGTTAATGAAAAGGGTCAACCATACCGTCGTGTGAAACCACCTGTTCAATATGATTTAATTTTTGTTACACCATGGATTGGAACAGATTATGAACCTAAACATAGTTCAATGAAACCATTATTTCCATACGTAAATAGATTTAATACCTTTTTGTTTTCTGAATATAATGCACCAGACCCTCATAAATATGACTTTCCGACAGGTATTGGTAGAGGACTATATGGATTACTTATTACTGAATGGAAAATTACAGGTGAAAGGATTGTAGATAACCCTTATTTAATGGTTCATTTGACACAAGATGAACGTGTAAATGTTACTACTTGTTTTAGCAAATTTATAAAATTAATGTGTACTAAATATTCTGAAAAACATCCTAAATTAGATGTTATTTTACCTGCTCATGTATTAGAAGATAAGAAAGGTATAGCAAAATTAATCAAATATATCAAGGATAATAAATATTATGATGTAGTAGATATAATTACCAAGAAAGGAGAGTATCCATCGCATAGTGAAGATCGCGTTCTTAGATTTAGAAGTGAATTAACACCTATGCCATATGAAAAGTATGTAAGTATGTTTAATTACTGTTTACCAGATGTATTAATTACAGGTGACCAATCAGTAACTGATATTATTAGTTGTTGTAAGGATTATACGATTTATTATCAAATTATGCCATGGAAGAAAAATTTGGCCAAGAACTTATCTAAAGTTACTGGTGCACAAAAAGATTATTTAAGAAAAGTTAGAGAATCGTGTGGACTACAAAAAATGTCAGATACTAAGAAATTAAATCTCAGACGTTTAGAAGAACAATTTGATTTTAGAATATTAGGTAAAGCTAAACTAGATGGTGTTGTAAATAATGCTAGACTTTTATCGGAAAATAAAGATGTTAAAAAATATATTAAAATCGTATTGAGTTCTCGTAAAAGAAGTACAGTTGTTAAAAAGTTTAAAGAATATCTTCGTATTTAATCTATGTTTATTGTAAACTTTTATTCTTTGATAATATTAATATTATCAAAGAATGTTAACTACAAATATTAAAGATCGAATCAAGTTATATAAATATTATCATAAATTACTTAATAATACAGAAGATAAAAATGCGCTATTTAATAAAGAAAGAGTTTTAGGAGAAGGATATCAAGGTAAAGTATATCAATATTGTAAAAAAACTCATTGTGTTAATGACGGTATAGCTGTGAAAAAGATGTATTTAGATTGGAAAGAAGGTAAATATGTAGAAGATATATATAATTCTAGAGCATTAAAATACAGTTCATTTATTGAATTAGCGTCAAATCAATTAATCAATGAATTAGTATTACAAGAAATATCACCTAATTTTATTTTACATTATACACATGAATTTGAAGAAAGATGGAGTATATGTGCAGAAACATATCCTTATAAAAGTTATTTTTATAATGAATTTATAAATAATTCAGAAACATATACTGATTGGGTTAGTAAAGAACATTCTATTCATCTATGGTATAATGCATTTTTTCAAATTACAGCTGCTATTTATGCGTTGCAGAAATACTTTAATATGACACATTTAGATTTACATTCTGATAACATTTTAGTCAAAAAGATTAGAAAAGGAGGTTATTGGACATATATTATAAATGGTAAAGAATACAAGGTTCCAAATTTAGGTTATCAATTTTACATTTCTGATTTTGGTCATGCGTGGATCCCCAATAATTTTAAAAGTTGGTTCATTTCTCAAAAATACAAGAAAAAACAAATACATCAAGGCTTTGATATGTATCAATTATTCAAGTCAACTATGTCCTTTACAACATCTCCATCTAAATTTAGAAAAGATGTAAAGTATGTAATTAAAAAACTTCGTAAAAATGATAGTTTTGAAGACATCATTGAAGAAATTTGGGGAGAAAGATATGTATATGATATCAGTTCAGGTCAAGAAAAAACTATGATATCAAAAAAATTAGACATTTTTGATATGGATAAAAAACTTAAAACAAAAAATGTGCCTCAAGAATTGAGACACTTACTTATTCACTAACCCATTTTTAAAATTTAATCTATGTAAAAATATAAAAAAAAAGCCCAAGACAATCTTTTCAGACCACCTTGAGCTTTTTTAGGGTATAAGATACGCTTCCAACCCGAACGAGTGATCTCTAAGTTAACAGCTTACCTACGGAAACTAATAATTTTATATTATTAGCAACCTTAATTAAAACTCAACCACGGATTAGAATCTGTTTTTTTCTTGTTTATATTTTATTGTTTTGTTTTTAAATCATTTTTAGCCATTTTTATTAGTGTTAATAAGTTTTTATTTTAAGCAACCACGGCTTTACGACCACGAGGCTTTGGCTTAGCTACAACTGGCTCAGGCTCTTCTTCAAGTTCATCTTCTTGAACATCTTCGTCTTCGTCTTCTTCTTCTTCAACTTCTTCAACTTCTTCTTCAACTACTTCTTCTTCCTCCTCCTCTTCTTCATCTTTAACTACTTCTAGTTCTTTAGTAGAAGTTTCCTTAGTAGGTTCCGATTCAAGGTCTTCTTGAACGTTAGACTCTTCATCGTCAATCATAGCATAACCAGTAATAGTTTGTTGATTACGAGAAACCTTGGCTTGGACAAGCTTCCACTTAGCTGAAACCTTTGTAGTGATGGTAAGATAGACAAGTTCAAGAACAGATACAACTTGACTTCCTTTTGGAACAACTGATTCAAAGTTATCTTCGTTCATTTCGATAAGAGTCTTTGATTCGTCAAACATAAGAACTGGAGTAGCAGGCTTCTTGTAAGACAAGAATCGTCCAGTAAAGTCGTCGCCATTAGTACGTTCACGGTCAAGTTTTGCACGAACCCGAGAAGGATAATCAAGAATATTTCCTTCTTTATCCATAGGAAGACGGACACTTGGAGAATAGAATGCATTCTCAACAAGTTCCATGCTAACCTTAGGCTTACCAAGCCATTCCTTAGAATGAGTAATGATTTGCTTCTTTACAAGTTCATCAAATTGTTCCATCTTATCGTGGAACTCACGGATGTCGGAATTTTTATCTTCTCCTGCAAAAGAAAGTTCCATTTCAAAACTATCATCCTTGTTATCAGTGGCATCCTTCTTACGCCAACGCTTAAGTCCATTTGGAACATACATTTTAGGAGTCTGTACTATAATTTTACCGCCTTCATAGTTTACAAATACCATTTTACGTCCATGATTATCAGTCTTCACGTCAGAGAAAGTGATTTTAGAGAGGTCGAGAGTAGTTGCTTTAATAACTGGCATTTTTTTAATTGTTAGTATGTTATAAGATGTTATAATTTTAAGTTTAACTTAATTTTCATTTTTTTTTTAGTAATATTTCAGGCTAGTGGGAAGAGTAAAATTGTACAATAGCAAATTTTTAGTTTATACCAAAAGTGCTGTCAGATATTGAGGTAATGGGGTTTGACTAACTAAACTTAATCCTATGCCAAATCCAGCGCCGAATTTTGCGCCCTTAGAAACATCATCTGTAAAAATATCAAGTGTAAAGAATGTAAGAGCTGCAACAATAGAAATTACAAGAACTTCACGATAATTGGAACGTCTGTTGGGAATGACGTAAGCAGCAACTGCAACTGCAATACCTTGAATAATGTATTTAACAAAATTATTAACAGTTAACTTATTCCAAATAGTATTGAATACAGATTGACTTTCAATTTGAAAATCTTTTAAAGCATTCATGTTTTATATTATGTGTAAATAAAATATTTTTATATATATAAATAAATTAATATATAAATTAATATAAATTAATATATTAAAAAAAGTGTTTTTATTGTATATATGCGTTTATTTTATAAAATACGTTTATATATTTATTTAAAGTTTTCTTATAATTTATAATTATTATCATGAATCAAGATACTAAGTTAAGTCTTTTAATGCAAAGTTTAACTAACTTTTATAAAGAACAAGCATACATTGACGAAATTAAAAACATTGTTGATCAAAACAGTGTTATTTCACTGAGAATATTAGATTGGTTTATTACAAACTATTCTAAGAAATTTAGAACACTCATTGAAAAACAAGATGGTGAGAGTTTAGATGTATATATGAATTACAAACTAATGCTTAAAAGCTTTAGTAAAAAGGCTTTTGACCCTTTTTGTCGAAAGAATAAAATCTACTTTTATTATACAGAAGACAAATTTATTGAAACGAGTTGTGGACAATTGTGCTTCTTTAGATGGTGTTTTGAAAATGACATACTTCATTATGTTAAGATCAATTTAAATACTATCGAACAAGATATGAAAAACTCCTTAAAACAAAAAAAAGGTGAACCCTTATCACCTAATAGTAAAAAACGTCAACCACTCTCTGTACCAGCATCACGAAGCATCTCTAAAACTCAAACAAAATATATACTCAAATTCGATTAAAATCTATTTGTCATTTATTACAAAGTTTTGCGTTTTTTTACAAATTTTAATTTAAAGTTAAAATGAACAAAGACTATTTGTATCAAGTTTTTATTGTTATCTTAACTACAATTCTAAAGCAGATTTTGTTATTGAGATGGGAGATGTATGGAAATGGTTAGGATTTAGTAGAAAAGAAGAATGTAAAAGAGTTTTAACAAAACATTTTACACAAAATATTCATTATAAAATCCTTACTAAGGATTTTACTGAAGAAAACTTTGCTCCGCAAGTTGGCGGAGCAAAAACTATTTTCCAGCAACCTATGGAAAATAAAATTAACGGAGAAAATAAGGCTCCGCAAGTTGGCGGAGCCTCAAAAGTCAGGGGTTGTGCTGGTTTGAATAAAGAAAAGATTTTAATGACTGTAAATACATTTAAAAAGTTATGTCTTAAAAGTAATACAAAAAAAGCAGATGAAATACACGATTATTTTATAAAATTAGAAGAAATTAAGGATGAGAAGGTCGTAAGGAAAGCTTACGACCCCCAAGGTACACTACAAGATACGGTTTTTTTAACAAGTCAAGGTGTTTATCGATTACTTTTAATTAATTTAAATGCGTTTTATTTTAAAAACTTATTTAAACACAAACTATTATAAAGAAGAAACACTTTCTACTTTAACAAAATGATAGAAGATAGTAAAGAAAATCCTAATTGTAT